CGGACAAGTTCAGTTGGAGTTAAGAAATAACCAGCATCATCAACTAAAGTTACACCTTGACCTACAGTGATAGTTTTTGTTGCAGTAGTTAAAAACGCATCAGTACCATTACCATCAGCACCAGCATAATTAACTACAGTAGCACCTGTTACAAATGTACCACTTGCATTATAAATATAAACAGTAGTAGCTCCTGAAGTTACTGTATATGAATAAGCTAATTGTGCTTTCCATGTAGCAGAAATTAAACCACTACCTTGATAAATCCATTTACCAGCAGTTAATGAAGTAACAGTTGAACCATTAGTACCTGCTAATTTACTCATCAAATAAGCAGTAATACGATTATTCGAATCATTGTTTATTTTAGTAGCAAGAGCGTTGTATACAACTGAACGATCGCCATCACCACCTGAATCAACAAGCGTTGGAGCTATGAAGCCATACTTACGAATACCACCACGACTATCACTGTCATAAGTTTCATGGGTGTCAATCCATACTTTATACAAACGACCAGCTACTACTGTTTCAGCATTTGCACCACCAATAGAAACTACTTGTGATACTTCAGCTGTAGAAGCTTGCGTTGATATTGACTTTACCTTACCTTTTGGAATAGGAGGTAGGAACTCAGTAACCGGATCTACTGTGTTATCAACACAAAAGATATACTGATTGCCGGTAGCATCGTCAAGCAAATTGGCTCCAGATGCCGCTAGGGAATTGATTATCCCTGCTTTAATCATTTCAAATGATTGGTTCATGATTCTTTGTTTTTAAGTTAAACTTGTTATTATCTTTTTTTCAAAATTAAACATTTTTTTTATATCTGCTTATCCATCTGATCTTTATTTTGCATACGCTCAAATAAATTGCTTTCTACAGATAAAACTAATATATCAGCGGCCTCCTTACAAATATCATCATGTAAGTTTAATGGCAAATCACAATTAATATAATCAGTCACAAACTCACCACTGGTTATCTGATAATTAACATATGGAGATACCAACGTTGTGATTTGTTGTGCATATTGAAATTCAACTTCAGGTCCTAAACCTGAAGGTTGTTTTTGCCTAGCAAAACCTAACAATGATAAACATATTGGAATTGGATTTGACGTTGGATCAATAATACTACCAACTGTCTTTACAGTTCCATGAGATACTATATTTTGATACTTCAAATATGATATCTTTGGATTAGTAACAGCTTGATCCCAACTCTTAGGTAATTTCAACTTTAATCCAGTAGATGTACGCTGATAAAATAATCGCTCAAAGTTAGCATCAACTTTAGGTCTAGTAAACGGATTTACATATACATCACCACTAATACTTTTTGATGGATCAACACCATATTCTATATTATCATAGGTAATTTTAACATCATATAAGAAATGCATATTTGGTAAACCAATGATCGTTCCATTAGTTATAGTCAATCCAGTAGGATCATCAACTATAGCCAATGTATGAAGGTCTTGCATTATCTTAGCGTTCTTTTCAAAATACTCCTGAGAACCTACTTTCTCATCAATAAATGCTTTACCCCTTACAATCTTATTTATCGCTTCATTTATAGCATTATCTTTTTGCCATAACTCAAAACGTGGTGTACCTGCCTGATCAACTATCCCGTCAATCTTTTTATGCATTTCAATTATATTCATTAATCTTCAAGATTTTGCTTATTATCAGTTTTGTTTCCTTTTTTTTCTTCAACAACCTTTTCACCTCTTGCCTTAGTGTTTTCAATTACCTTATTTAAGATATAATCATTTTCTGATAATAACTTAGATATAGATTGTAACATCATCACATCGGTTTGAAGCTTAGCGATAGTATCTCCTTCTGTCAATCCCATGGTCAAGTCTTTATAGAAATAACCTTCTTCTTGACGAATAACTACAATACCATTTTGTACTGCAGAATAAAGTATCTCTCTTAATTTTCTATCGGTACTTGTCCATATCTCATTAAAGATTAATGGATTTTTATTTGCTTCTTCAAGAAGTTTTGAACGAACAATTAAATCACTATCATCATCCTCAACCATGACACCCATGATTCTTGACAACCTAACAATACCTTTAGTATCTAAACCATCGATATTTTCAAATGCTTTCTTCATGATAAGCATGGTATTCATACGTTTCTTAGCTTCTAGTTGAGGATCGTTAACATAATACATTGCAGTTTCTCTAGTAGCCAATGGACTTCCTGCAATCATTGGATGCATCCTAGTCATTACCCATTCTTGACACATACGCTCATCAGTAAGATCATAAATCATTTGATCGCGTAATGTAACACGAAGGTATGAAGGATTCTTATATATATCTACACCTGTTAAGATGCCATAAACTACATTGTGTTTTCTATCATTGATAGTTACAAAAGATTTACTAAGCTCCTTGTATAAGTCAATCTTAATTGCTTTTACAATAACTGTATTTCCTAAATTTCTTTTTTCACGATATTTCTTCATTATCGCTATTGCCTTATCCATATCAATAAGTTTCACTTTTTGTGGAACATCTGGAATAAGTTTTGCTGTAGCTGCTATTTCAGCTCTTTCATCTTCACCTATTAAAAGGTTTTCGAAATAATTAATTAAATCACTCATTGCTTTATATTTTATTTATTACACATATTATAAAAAGAAAAAAAGGGGGCTAGTCACCCAACCCCCTAAATTTTTAAGCCGTTAAAGAAGGCGATAAGATACCTTGTGTCTTAGTGATACGAACCACTAACATATTTTCTTTTAACATTTGGAAGTCATCAGCATCAACTGTGTTTTGTGGTTTGTTACCTGAACCGGTTAAACCGTTAATCCAAGTGAACACAAAATCACGATTCACACCATTACGACCGCGAGCTAAAATATCAATGTTCTTCATACCATTGTAAGATGAACCCCAATCAGTAAAGTAATAAGTCATTGACTGACGTAAATAACCATTACTCATACGTAAAGGATAACGCTCAGGGTCATTGAAAATTGGATGCTCAACAAAGATAAGTTGCTCACCTGCAATATTCAATCTTTCGAAACGATAACCTGCGGCCATAACATCACCACCAACAGAGTTAGCTTTAGATGGATCAACCATGATTCTCATTCCTGAATCTTGCGCTTCTTGCTTACAGATACGACGAGCAGCAGCCATACCACCATTACCAGTGATAACGATGATAGGATCACCACCTTCCATCTCTTTACGTTCTTTGATTTGCATTACCATAGCTTCAAAGTCCTGATAAGTAGGTTCGGCACCAGCCATCTCCATGTCATTAGCACCTTTAACTAATTCAAACCAACCATCACCAGCAATAACTGGTTCACCGTCTTTGTCATACATGGTAGGTTTGTCAAGTAAATTACCAAATTCATCTTTCATGGTTGAACGACCATTCCATTTCTGGAACTCATCTTCTTGAAGGAATTTAGCACGAGTTTGAGCTTCTGCTTCATAAACAAAACCTTTCATTCCATTTACTTCATACCAGATAACTTCATTAACATTTGCACTACCTGAAATGTTAAAACCTTTACGTTGAATGGTAGTATGCTGAATGAACTCATCAGGATAGGTAAAAGAAGAATAACCTTTTTGTGAACGCTCTCCATAAGAAGTATATCCACCAAAGATAGTTCTACGGCTTACACCTGTGAACCATGAAGTCCAATCGAACACATCACCTGGCCATGTTTGGAACTTGTACAACCATTTGTTTGTACCGTTATTTTTTGGCATCTCATAAATACGAGCTTGTTTACCATTAGGGAAAGTACAAACCATACCTTCAGCTAAAGTATTATCGCCTAGATAAATTGAGAAAAAACCACCAGTAGATGATGTACCACGAGTTACTACTCCAACGGCACCTGAGCCTACTACCTCAACAGCTTTCATGATACGACCTTGAATCTTATAACGATAAGAATTACCTGAAGTCATACCACCATTAGGTATCTCTTTTACGAATGAACGAATTGCTTCGTTATTTTCAGGAGTATAACCTGAACGAGTTGCAAGTCCATCTCTTGCACCTGAAACAAGCAAAGTAGTCAATGGACGTTTCTCTGCATACATAATAAAGTCTGCTATACCCGCTCCTGGGTCTAACAAGTGATTGGTTACTAAGTGATATTCGTTTATGTCCGAACCACTAACCGTGCCACGCATAATTTTAATTTGTGCCATTTTATTTTTTTGATTAAGTTTTTACATTAGTTCTCTTAATCCACCAAATTTTCCTTTGTCGTTTTGTCCTGGCACTACATGAGAATTCGTTCTACTCACATTAGGTACATTATGGTACGCATTATGAATAGTCTCTCTTCCTTCATTGTGTGCTTTTCTTACATCATCCTCTATCTTTTTATACAAAGCTTGTCGTGCCTTATCTCCTAAAGTCATCTCCATAAATGCCGTTAGCTTTGCTTTAGCAGTCATGTTACGCTCTAAATATTCAGACACCTTACCAGACTCAATCAATTTAGCAATTTGTCCCCTATTGTTATCATCAATAGGAATTCCTAAAAAGTCCTTCATCTCTGAAAATGCGCCCAACATTTGTTTTGATTCGCTGGTCCTTGCCTGTAAACGCTCAGTCTCTTTACTTTGCTTGAAGCTCTTTGTCTTCTCGTAAATAGACTCGTACTCGGTCTTTATTATTCGTCTAGCATTTCCATCAGGTGCCTTTAGTTTTTCAACAATCTCATTTTCGGTCAATGTGTTTATCTCATCATCGACAATTGACTGTATCGTTTTGACATCAGTAGTACCTGCTTGGTTAAGTTCCGAAGAACGAACCGCAGCATATCTTTCAAGCGTACTTAGTGATAAGTAGCTATCTAATTGACGTATTTTGTCATTACGATAGAAGTCAGTTAATGAACCGCTTGTCTCCAAATGCTCTATCAACATCTGTGTTTCAGGACTATATTTTGTTAAGTCAAGTTTCTGTTTTGAATTTTCAATGAGTGTGTTTAGCTTTTCATAAACAACATCTTCATTAATATTTTCATCTAGCTCTATACCAAACTTAGTAAACGCATTTTTAAATACGTCTGTAGTTGGTAATGGCTTACTACCATCTGAAGATGGCTCAATTGAATCTACCGCATCAAATACACTTTTAAATGGGTTTTCATCTGCTAGTTGATTTTTATCATCATCAGTCGTAGTACTATTTTGTGTAGCATCATTATTTGTACTACCATTATTCGTACTACCATTATTCGTACTACCATTATTTGTAGTATCATTATTTTGAGCAGTAGCATCAGCAGGAGGATCTTGTGTTGCAGTCGAACTTCCACCTTCGTTACTTATAAATGAAAAGTCCATCTTTGGTGAACCTCCACCTTGCGCTCCATCTAAATTTAAATATCTCTTAACTATCATACATATTATATTTAATTACACATATTATAACATTGCAAATCTATTTTCTTCTTTTCGCATAGCCATTTCTTTGCTCTGCAACTGTTCTTCATTTGCATTTTGTTGAGCATTATTCATAGCATTAATTTCGCCTTGAAGAATTATTTTATCCTTTTCATGTTGTTGTCTATCCTCTCTATCTTCCATAGCCAACTGTCTTTGTTGTTCAAACTGTTGCGCTTGTATTTGTTCTGCTTGTGCATTTTGTTGTTGCGCCGCAGCAGTTATTCTTTTTTTAGCATTATCTAGTATTGATATTGCCTCATAGATAGATGAAGACATATAAAACTTAGCTATATCAGATGAATGTACTCCCTGACTATTTACTTCTTGCATAAAGACTTCAAACAACCTTTCTTTAACTGCACTTGACAACCTACCATCAGTCATTACAACACCATAAGATGCAAATGATAACTCTTTAGTATTCTTCATATAACTTATCTGTTCTTCTGATAATAACATATCATACATCCCAGATTCAAACTCTTCAAAGTTAAGTTTAGTCTTTTCAATCCATCGCTCTAATAATATCTTCTCATAGTTGTTTATGAAGTAAAAATAATCATAAGTTAATGTTCTTGATGATTGTAAATTATTCGTTGAGGTAGTAGCTGTTGTTGTTGCTTTTTCTAGCCCCTGACGAGCTTCATTGATGCCAGTGACCTTATCCATCAAATTCTCAATATCTATTGCAGCATTGATGAGATATGATAATATTTGACCGTCACCTAATTTTATTTCACGTATACCAGCATTACCTGCATTAGGAGCATCTAATCCAAAATCATTACCTTCTGAAGCTGTATTGTAAACAATTAAATTGTCTTCATTAGCTTCATGTATAACATCGCGTAATAACTTTTTCTTTGGTATGTAAGCAAGGTCATACAAAAGCTTACTGCCTTTTAATTTATTAACCTCTCTGCTTATCTGCCAGCGAATAGTATCATAAGAGTTTTCAAGCTCTGAAACGATCTCTTGTAAACTTATCCTAGTGCCATTGATACTATCAAATACACCACCAATATAATCATATTGAGTTTTGATGATACCTTTACCTATCTTTTGCTTAATGACGTATTCATTCTCTTTGATACCAAAATAGCATGAACCAACTCTGCATCCTTGATAGATAGTTTCATCTTTAATAGATACAACTTCGTATTTACCTTTTTGAATGTCTTTATCTATCTGTTTACGATTATCATTATAATACTGATCCGTTAATATCTTTCTGTATGGAACATCGCTATTTGCTGGTTTAGAAATCTTTTCTCTTATGTACTTATAACCTCTCCATTGAAAGATATAAACATAAAACAAAACTCTATTCTTATATTTTTCACAATGACCATTTATCAATGAAGGATCCTGATTATATTCTCTAATCTTTTCAAGTTCTTCTTTTGATAGTTTGAATTCTTTAACAATCTCTTCGAAATACATCTTTCTTACTTCACCAACAATAGGCGTTCTCTCTAACATCGTACTATCATCGGTCTCTAAAAAAATAGCATTTTCTGGATTGATTGGTCTGTAAACCATCGTACCATCAATACCTTTTTCTACTTTTCCAAACACCTCACTACATTCAACGTTATGAAAGAAATTCAATGTAAGTTTTTCCTTTAAGTTCTCTCTCTCAATCTTAAACTTAGAAATGATATTCATGATGATCTCATTCTCTAATTTAAAGTTCTCGATAGTTTGTTGAGAAAACTCTTCTTCTGAAGGTATTGGCATACCACCATAAAGATTCATTCCTGCTTGACGTAATTCATCAATAACTGGTTTAGCTATTGAACGACCATAAGCATCTAGATACTTTTGTACCTTCTTATTCTTAGCTTCTGGATTTATAGTTGTTATTACATGATCTAATGGCAACTGAGCATATTCATTACGCAAAGTCTTTATCTTTGTTCTACCTAGTTTGTAACGAACAAAACGAACCTTTGATAATTTACCTGTTGACTTTGTAACCCACTCTATATCCCTTGGGTCATAGATACCATTATAGGCATTAAAGTTCTTTCTGAAACGAGTTCTAAGGTCTGACCGATTTTGATATACCTCTACACCAAAATCAATAGCATCTTCAGCTGCTCTTCGATTATTTAAAAAATCCGCTTCAAAATCTGGAAAACTTTTCATCCCTTAAAATTTTTATCAAAGATATATATTTTTTTCAATTATAACATTACCAATCAGAAACTTCAAACAATCCATCTTTTTCTTTATACTCATCCGCTAATCTTATTGATCCACCAACCTCTTTCCATTCAGGCATCTTATACCTATCATCTTCTTTTGTATCATCTTCATCATTGTTTGGTAATGTCTTCATATCGTTATCTCTTACTATAACATTCATCCATGCATCAGCTAAATCCCAGTCACTGTCTACACGCTCTACATCATAAGCTAAATACTCTTCAACTAATGTTCTATCATCGCATTCATGTATGCTATCTATTATCCAGCTTTGAGCAAACGATAGTTTTATAGGTTTAGTATGTCCATCATCCTTACAACCATACTGATGTGTTTTCTTACTATGAATAGAATCAATACTTCTAGGTCTAGGAGACAAATACTCTCTTGCACCCATCTTTATGTAATAGTCAATAGTAACCTGACTATCCGCTGAAATCATCGTATTTTTCTTTGCATTATACAATACGGACAACTTCAATCCTATCTCATAAAAATATTCTTTTCTTGGTGGCCGACCTCTATATGTTGCTACAGGACGTAATGAGTAATACTTTTTATTATTTACAAATAACTTATGATACCTTCGACCTACTGCTATTCCACCTAGAGAATCAGATGTTGAGGACTTGTCTTCATCATAACTATCTATACCTACCAAATCAATATTTGACTTATCTGGCATTGGATTTTCATAAATATTAACAATCTTCCATGAAGGAGTTTTATCTGTAGCCAATTCCATCTTTACCTCTAATGGTGTTTTTATTTTAGACTGACCATTTTCATCAACATCCATAACCCATTCTAAATGAACCTTTTTGAATGATGGTGGCTGGGCCATCAATTGATTATGTCGTTCATAGAGCTTGTCTGCATCAAACTCGTTGCTACCACCACTTATCCATACTTCTTCTATTTCTATTGGTGTCTCTTGATTGAATTCTCTTAGTTTTTTTCTATCTTTTAACTGTAATAGTTTTTCGCGGAAGTTTAGAATATACGATACTGCTGATTCAGGATCCTCTATACCAATTATCTGACTATCATCATAGCCAACATACTTATCTCTTAATATCTTTTGACTGTCAATATTCTCTCCAGTAAGTGGATGTTCCTGCATGAAGTTTTCTCTTATCTTCGAAGAGTTATCTAACACCTGTTTAGGAATGACAACAAAAGGCCAATATTTACGTCTAGATGAACCAAAAATACGAACAAGGTCATAACTATCATTATTATACCACATCTCTTTAAAATCCTTTGATGTAGATAAAATGTTATCACCAGTACCAAAGATATAATTTGTACCACCAATACGGGCACCCATCTTCATAGCTGGTAATATGTTCTTAAATGTTTCATAAAGCTTTTTAAAGTTTCCAGCCTCCTCATAAGCTACATCATGGAAATAGTTACCTTCTAACTTATCGGCTCTATCCTGCATCGTCTCAAACATCACAGCACCACCAAAGCCGTCCTTTTTAAAACCACCTACGTTATTCTTTACCTCATAACCTAGTTCGAACAACTTATCATCAAACTTTAAATGATTTAACCTAAATTCCATTGGTACATTACGATTCCCTGATTCAATCTTTGAGCGTAACCCACTTGTATATGTTTCTAACCCTGCAACTACAGCAGCGGAATAATCCTCAACAAAACGTATACCATGATTAGGTATTGACTTAAATAATTCTGATGCTCCAATACGTCTACCTTTAGGCATTATGATACCTGCCTTATGTACTGTCTTTACATATTCAACAGCTAAAAAGTACTCATAGTCAAAATCGGTAAAAAAAGGGTACTGACTTCCATCAATACCCTTTATTACCATGAAGTTTAAAAAGAAATAATGTCTACCTGTTATATGCATTCCACCTGTATCATAGCCATTGATACATCTATCAATCTGCTCATTCCAAAATGCTTCATGCTGAGTAGTACCAATACACTTTGGGTTATTCTCACCGTCAGCATAATAAGGTATATTACCTGCAACAGGATTAGGACAAAAGCCTTTTTCTTTTATGATAGGTTTATATGTTCCCGTAGCCATAAGTTCCATATGACTATGGTATTCTTTCCTCACATCATACATCGCCTGATTTCACTTTACGTTGCCACTTCTCTAGATGAGATAATTCCTTACCACCTTTTAAATACATCTTCTCCTCTTCATTGCTTAAATCTCTTTCAATAGCTTCTTTATGCTTTGTCAATGTATTTATCATATCCATGTTATCCTTCAAGTCTTTTATGTTGATAGCTTCTTTGGATATCAGGTTGTTTAAGTAATTAATCTTTGTTATTAGATTCTCTAGCGTTTCATAACGACTATCATAGATCATCTCACGATATTCTTTGATGGCTTTTGCTACTTTAGGATTATCTTCTGGAATAATTTGTTTATCGCCATAGATCCTATAAATAGCTTTACGCTTTCTTTCATCAATAGGTAGTGCTCGCCATGGGGAAAAAATATAGTCATACACGTAGATCACGTATTTGACTTCTTCACCACTTAACAAGTTGAGGTCCGGGCATAGTGCAAGTACGCCCGGATACAACTCGATGTTATTTTTCTTGTCTAACTTGAATATGGCTATCATATTCAAATGCTTTTATTCTTGTTAATCTTCAAAAATATTCCTTTCATGGCAATCAATAAACGATCTCCTTCTAGCATATAAGCGTAAGGAGAATATTTATTAACTACATAGATACCTATTAGCCAGTTAATGATAAACAATAACATAACTAGTAACATTAATTCTTTCATAGCTTTTTCATATTTTTATAATGGTTCAACATATTAATGACATCACTTCTTAGATATGGCAACGGATAAAATACCGGTTCCATCTCTTTATTAATAAACAATATCTGTAATCTACCTATCTTTACACCATACGTAACTTCTGCAAAGTAAGCATATATTGATATCTGTAATGCATACTTAGTATAGTTACACTCTTCCATATGGTCTATAGGAGATAAAAAATATTTATTACCAAAAGAAAATAACCCCTTAGATACGTAAGAAGAGTCAAAGACAATACCTTTAGATAGGTTCGTCTTATAGTCAGTTATGTCTATGACACAACCACTTCGTGTACTCCTACAAGATGTCAAGTCGGCGGTGCCACATAACCTATACTCATTAGAGTAATAAATCTTTTCAGCATAATTACGTTGATACCTAGAAAAGTATCTTGCCACCGGCTCAACAATCTTTGAATATCCTTCATCAATAGTACCCGTTAAAAAGAACTTTTCAAGGGCGCCATGGACACTTGTACCATGTTCTGATGCTTCTCTACCTTTCTCAGCCCATTCGTTCAACAGACGTTGTTTTTTTACAGGATCGCCACCACTTAACCTACTTGACATTCCTTCTGCATCAAAAGGAACTTCAAACTTCTTTTGAAACTTAGTGACCGAAAGGTAGTCATACCCATGCAAATCTGTATAGGTATGACTCTTTGGTTCAAAAGTTATAAATGGATCATGCTGATGTATGCTCGTCACCATCTTCATCTTCTCCTTTCAACATATCTACTTGTTGCTTACTTATCGGCTTAGCCACCAACCCCCTTGTAAATACATTGTAATGTAACAACTGGATTAGTTGTAACTTATAACCATCTTTAAGCGGGGTAGTGCATCCAGCTACTAACACATCTTCTTTATCTAATATCTCAGCATAAGCCAACTTATCTTCGCCTTCACCACCTTTGATGTCATAGCGAATCTTATATCCACCTATCCTTAAAATATTAGCCATATATCCTTCTAGTTGAAGAATAAATCGTCTGTCCTTTTCTTTTACCATAATCTAGTCCTCCAAATCTGTTTCAAAACTATCTTCATCCTCGAACTCTTCTTCTATATCCTCTACTTCGGTGGGATCTTCTACCACAACTGAATGTCTTTCTTCACCTAATCCTGGAGAGTTATTACTCCTCACCTCAACAGCCTCTTCAATATCATTTCTTTCTGATAACACCTTCTGCTCTTCTATAGGAATAACCAAGTATCCCTTCTTCTCCAACTCTTTCATCATCTCATCATCACACATCTTCTTGTCCATACCATCAATAGCATCTATTCTATCTGAAGAGTTAGCAAACAACTTACGCAAGAACTCTTTACTGTCAGCCAACATCAAGCTGTCACCCTTAATGAACTTTACTATCTCTTTACTTATAGTACTCACCTTATCTGTCAGCTCTTCATAAAAATCCATATGGTCATTTTCAGTCAAGTATGGAGTATTATATCCCATATACTTATCCTCTACAACCATCATCTTGCCTAGTAATTGAATACCATTACCTTTACTAACTATACCAGTTATCTCCATATTCTCCATCAATACCTTACAGTGATTAAACGCCTCACGCTTAGCAACACTAAAACTATCAAAGTCCAAGTCATCACTCAACCTCATATCATCATTTAAAAACTCACTCCACTTATGATACCAATGTCCTGTTAACGTCAAGTAATAATACTTCAAATCACCAAACATATCCCTCAAATGCTTCGGCATAGGTAACTTCTGTCCCCTAGTGACATTATGAAAAATAGTAATTCCACCCTTCTCTACCGGCTCATCACATACTATCTCCACACCACCAAAACCACTGTTCAACAAACTAATCTTTGTAACCTTCATAACACATAATTTATATTTATAACTAAAACTAATTCCACAAATGCATAAACCCATTCTTACGCTTATACAAATCCATACGCTTCATATAATGCAATACAACCTGTATCTTATCCCTAAAGCTAAAACCCCTACATATAACCTTATCTCCTACCCTCTGCTCCAACATAGTAACTATCATCCCTTCACCTATCTCATACTCAAACTCTGAACTGATGATATTGATACTCAAATAACTCTCATCAACATCTATGCTTATCTCCTTCTCCCTACTTACCAACTTTTTCAAATCCATCAATTCCATAATCATTCCTCCTTTATTACTTTTAACTCACTTACCCTATTCAATACGGAGTCCACATAACCCCTACATATCTCCTCCACAAAAGGACTATAACCTACCTTCTCACCTCTCGCATCATTCCTTACCTCCAATATCATCCTTAGATCCCTCTCCAACTCCTCATCAAACCTTACACCCTGATTAATCTTAGCCATAACTCCATATTTTAAATTATTAATATCGTAGTACAAATATACGAAATTTATTAAACCGTATTACAATAACCAAAAAAATTATTAAAAAAAATTAACCTCTCCCCCACATAACCATATAAAACAATTAAACCGATCTACCCCCGCCACTATGTATGCATACCTAAGTAACTCATTAGTAGATTTCATGTTTATAAGGATGCCGACGGACCAATTTTATATGTGACAGTATCCGCCTGGACCAATCCCCGAGCGAAGCGAGGGGTCTCCTTCCGCAACCGATGTACCCCGGTATGATGCATGCATGTGTGATGCTGTCATTGTGTGGGTAAAAAAAGAGCTTGTTAGGCTCTTGTATCTGTTAATCCTTCTACTAATGTAGAAGCCATAAACAGAATAAATGTTACTACAAATCCAATTATACATACATAAAATGGCAATAAATTATAAGAAGCTATTACCAATGCTATGCATGATAATATAGCTACTATACTCATAGCTATATTGATTCTGATTAATGTTTTCATGTTGTTATTGTTTTAAATTATTAATACTAGGATAAAATTAACCCTGATGGCTTAGTATATGGTAAAAAAGAAAGCTGTTAAGCTTCCTTCTTCAATGCTATATTGAATATTAACTGAGTTGCTGTTGTATGTAATTCATACTTAATCAACAACCCAGTTGTAATCCACTGGTTAATCTTTTGTTGAACACCTGTGATAGCTTTTTGGTCAGTAGCTTCAACTGATTCGATGATAACTCTTGCATTCATGGCAGTAAGTATTAGATGATCAATCGTTAGTTCATGATCAAGGAAACATTAACCCTGATGTGTAGGTAAAAAGAAAGAGCCGTTAGGCTCTTACTATTGATAGCTTACCATATCTGTAGTTGATATGATTCTTGTAGATATTAATGCGTTTCATCATGACATCATAAGAGCCATGCTCCACGACTTCATGCACGGATACAACAGTACCATCAGTGCGCTGTATCCGTTTAGTATAAGTTATCTTAGCGTTCATAACCTAGCTGTGCTACTGCTGTGAATATGAATGCTAAGAAACCTAGTATGAATAGGAATATCATCATGTCGTCATTGACACCTAGTATGTAATGATCTATGCTT